ATTGAATTGTTTATTTTACTTTTGTGTCGTTATGGATTACGCAAAAGCAATTGAAACAATCAAACTGAAACGAAGACAAGGTCTTTTTCAGATTGTCGCACGGAAGACCGGAGTATCACTTCCGACTGTCAGAAAGTATTTAGTCGATGGAAACATCGTTTCTCCAAAAGCAAAAGCCGTCATTGAGATTGCATTGAGGGAGGTGTCAAATGATTGAGTTGGCAATCAACGGATGGATACTGACTGTGCAAGGTCGCATCTGCGAAGAGAAGTATGTCTACACAATTGAAGCCGTTGACAATTGGCTGATTGCAAACCACATTGAAGAACTTCACGATTATCTTAATTCAACCACAAGCGGATTTGGTGATTGTTGTATCAAAGAATTTGACGGAATCAACTCGGAAGCATTCTTCAATGCTGAACCAACTAAATTTCAGGTTCTATTTATGATAGGACAAAGAACTAATTTTTTCTAAAAACAAAACTCTATGAATAAATCAGAATCAATTAAGAACATTGCTGGTGCATTGGTAAAATTCCAAGCATCGGTGAGCAAAGTCGGAAAGGAATCAAGCAATCCTTTCTTCAAGTCCAAGTATGCGTCATTGGCAAACATACTGGACACCATTCAAAAGCCGTTGAGCGAATGCGGATTGGCAATCAGTCAATTCCCTGATGGGAACGCACTCACGACATTAATCATTCACGCTGATTCAGGTGAATGGATTGAATCATCTTATGTGATGCCGGTTGCAAAACAAAACGATCCACAAGCAATGGGAAGTGCAATCACCTATGCTCGGAGATATGCACTCGGTTCAATCCTGAACTTGAACATTGACGATGACGATGACGGAGAGAAAGCAATGGGAAGGCAATCAGCACCCAAGCGTGATGAACTCACACCAAAGCACCCAAGTTGGGCAAAAGCCGTTGAGCATTTGAAGACGGGTGGATTGATGACCGACATCACCACCAAGTTTGAAGTGAGCGAGGTGAATCAGAAACTTTTAATTGGCGAGAAATGAAACTTCAACTTCCAACTATTCACACTAATTTGACCGAAGACGATTGGCATCAATTGAGAAGCTCTCGTTTCACGGCATCTGAAATCCACAAACTAATGGGTACTCCGAAAAATAAATCGGAGTATCTTTCAGAAACTGCAAAGACATTTATCTTTGAGAAGGCAGCGGAATACCTAACCGGACAAAAAGCGGAGATGTATGGTCGTGCTTTGGACTGGGGAAAGGAACACGAGAAGGAAGCATTCCACTATTTCTCTCAGCAGACCGATGACTTTTACACATACTACGGAGCGGAAACATACACCTTCATCACTTATGGCGAATGGGGTGGATATTCACCTGATGCACTTGGTACACACCTGGTTGAAATCAAATGTCCGTTCAATAGCGGAAACCACCTTCAGAACTCATTCATCACCAACAACGAGCAATTCAAATCTAAACGCCCGGAATACTATTGGCAAGTTCAAATGGGTATGGTTGCAACGGAGATGACTGAGGCGTTGTTCTTATCGTATGATCCACGAATGCCACACGGCAAGAAGCTCACGCAAACCTTAATCACTTTGGAGGAGGACATCCAAGAAATCATTGATGAGAAGTTGTCTGCGGCTGGAGAACTATTTTTGTCAATCACTAAATAAATCGTTCGTTCACCAACTCAAAGAAAAATATATTTTCATTTGTGAAAGTTATTGTGTTGTTTTGAATCACTATGAAACGCTATAAAGTTATTTACCAAGACAATGAAGACAATGATTTGTACTTCTGCCAGTTCTACGCTGCATCACTTGAACAAGCAAACGCATTCGCTTACGAAAAGATGGCGAGTAAAAGTGATGATTCAGTAACTTTCACCATTGAAGAAATCGCATAACTATGGACTTAATATTCTTAATCGTAATCACACCAATCACCATTGCGGTGATGTTTGTGTACTGGAAGTTGAAACAATACTTCAATGACTTTGACAAATTGCCTGAGGCATCACCGTATGAATTTGAAAGGGATAACTACATCCCCGAATTTGATACCTACACTCAGACAATCTACAAGCACAAATTTTACAAAGGAAAAAGCAAATGACAAATAATAAACAACAAACTGCAATGACAAACATAGAAGAAAATTTGCAAAACCCATTTTTTGCACCAAAGGAAAAATATGATGATACTTTTATTAGTGGGTATAGTAACGCAATTAGACACATAAGAGAAGCAATTGGACACATACAATCTCAAAACGACACAGAAGAATTGAGTGAGTTATTTATGTATTCCAAATTATTAATTGAAAAGTTAAAAGAAAAATTTTCCAACGATGACAAACACTAAACAACAAAGCAAATGATACAAAATTACTTAATTATCGGAATGGCAATCTTGTTTGTCATCACCCTTCTCCAGTTGCACAAAACAACCGAACGAGAAGATGAGCTACTTGAAACCATCTCAAACAAAAATCGTTTGATTTGGGATTATGAAACCGAACTATTGGAGATCAGGTCAAAGATTGCGGAAGCAAATGACCGTGCGAAAACTTGGGAACTACAAGCAAACTTTCTAAAAGAACTGAACGATGACAAAAATCAAAGCACTCGTGGTAAGGGCAACAATAAATGAGATTGTCAAGTGGCGTGTGTACTTCGCTGGAGAGTTACTCGCAACCTTTGAGAATGAGAATGATGCAATTTACTACGCTAACTTTATAGACAGGCAATGATGAACACGAAAGCAATGGTTGAATACCTATTGACCCACCGACCCGAAACAAGGGATTGCGACATTAAATTGATGGCGGTTATTTATCGCAGATTATGTGAAGGGAAGGATTTCTTCACGGAGTTTGAAGCAAAGAGATTGCCATCACCGGAAACCATTCGCAGGTGGAGGGCAAAGCACCAGGAAGAGAACGAGGAGTTGCGTGGTGTGAGTTACGAAGCAAGACATAAATCTCAAATTACAGTTAAAAAAGAATTAGGATATGGAAGAAATTGAAAATCAGTTTTACAAAATACTTTATGATGAATCACCTGGTAAATTTATAATTCATTTCTATAAAGATAAACAGTATTTTGAGTGCAATCATATAATGCTGGGTGATGATTGTGCTTTTACAAATGTCATTCTTGATAGTTGTCCAACATTCTATAAGAACATTTTATATTGCCCATTCACGGGATTATTATTTGAAATTGTTAAATCAAATGACGATGTTGTTATTGCGGAAATTTTATCACTTTATGAAATTGACAATATAAAAAATGTATTAATAGGTCGTGTTAATATACAATCACAATACAATATCGATGTGTTCGAGATGTATAAGATTTGGCGTGAAGTATATTCTATTCACGGATCAATGTTTGATGACAAACCAGGTGAACTTGAATCACAAGTTTTAGAACAAAATCGTGACTTGATTTATGAGAAAAGGAAAACCCCAATATCAAATATTTATTTAATGTACGACAACATAACCCAGCATCATAAAATTGGAATTTCATCAAAGCCAACTGAAAGATACAAGACATTGATGTCCGATAGAAATAGTATGGAATTGATTAAATATTTTCAATGCGAATCTCACAAAGAAGCTCGTCAATTAGAAAGAGCTTTGCACGAATATTTCAAAGAATTTCGGGATCTTGGGGAATGGTTTAAGTTGAATCATTTAAGCAACGAACAAATTTTTACTATTTACTATGAAGTTGCAGATGAATGTATGATTGATATTTGTGATCCTCAAGATTTTTAATTAAATTTGAAGTGTTAATAGTTGTGTGCGAGACAACTGACAAAGACATTTTGCCCTCGGCAAATACTCAACTCGCACTTGGGTATTTGTTCGAGGGTTTTTTTATGCAGAAAAAATGAATTTAAGACAATTAGTTGATGTAATAAGCAAAAAAACTTATCATAAAATAGATGATTTTAATATACACTGGAGTGCATATCGAGGTAGATTTTTTGTTTACTTTCTTATATATGAGGACAAAATTATATATGTAGGTCACACACGAAGTTTATATGAAAGAATTGTTTGCCACAAACAAAGTTATCAATTTGATAGATTTGATTTAATCGAATACAATACTTACGATGAAAGTTTAATTGAAGAACGATCTTGGATAAAATATCACCAACCAATTTTTAATATAAAATCAAAAAACTGATGGAAAACATAGGACAAATAGTCAGAAGTAAAAAAACGGGCAAGAGCAGATACACTCCCATCAACAATGATATCTTGCAAAGCTCACAATTGACTTGTGAGGAAAAAACTATCTTGATATATCTATTGTCATTGCCTGAAGATTGGGTGGTCTATAAGACCGTTATATGGCAAAAAATGAACATAGGCAGAAACCGATTCAATACCCATTGGAAAGGATTGGTCGACAAAGGTTATATCGTTTCAGTTCGTGTGATTGATACGACCACCAATCTTGTGCGTGGATGGAATCATATTGTCTACGAAGAACCAGTACTTGCCGAATATCAGATTGACCAACCTTCGGACTTACCGAATATCGGACTGTCCGAAAAGCAGGGTATATATAAAGAAGATATTCTACAAAAGAATAATACTACAAAAGAAAGAGAGGGTAAAAAAGACAAACTCACCCCAACTGAACAAGAATGTATTGATGAGTTCATACTAAAAGGTAGATCAATCAGCGAAGGCGTGGCGTTTTTCAATTATTGGGAATCAATGAATTGGACAAGGAAAGCTGGAAAGATTCAGAAATGGAAATCTGCAGTTGTCAGTTGGATTGAAAAATCAAAAACTTTTAACAAGGAAATTGAAACATCTCCACAAATTATCAACCGAAAAGTGTTTTCTTTGAAGGAATATGATGAACGAACTTGAAGAATACATTATCGGTCAACTTTTATTCTACGACCAAACTCGTGCAATGTTGCCGAGAATCAAATCGCAATGGTTTGAAACACCACTAAACAAACGAATCATCGAGGTGATGTTAGATATGTACATTAACAACGATGAGATTGATGTGCTGACATTAGGCAAGAAGTTCAGCCGTGCAGAGATGGTGACAATCGTCAAGCTCACGCAGAATGTTTATGGGATGCCAAACATCAGCAGTCACCTTCCAGCACTTGAACACAAGTACCTGAAGAAACAATTCATTGAGAACATCACCAACTTGGATTTGACTTCGGACTTGAAAGAAATTCTCACCAATGTTCAGACAATGGTCGACAACACCAAGTTCACAACCATCAATGATCCCGTCACGATTACCCAAGTTACCAACAAGACGGTTGATGCTATTATTGAGGCGGTGCAGAGAGGTGACAAGCTCACGGGAAGACCAACGGGATGGGCAGGACTTGACCGATTATTGGGTGGATGGAACAATGGTGATTTGATTGTAATGGCTGCAAGACCTGGTCAGGGCAAAACGGCACTCGCTTTGTCGTTGATGTATGACTTCGCCAAGATTGGTGGAAAGGGATTGTTCTTGTCGCTGGAGATGAGTAACGAGCAACTTGTCAAAAGATATTTGTCGTTAATCACCGATCTTGCCAATTGGAAGATTCGCAATGCAAACCTTCGAGAGTTTGAAGTTCAGCAATTAATCAATTCAGCCAACAATCAGACGGTTCAATTCTACATTGATGACGATCCGAATTGCAGTATCCAACAAATCAAATCAAAAGCCAAGATTCACAAAGCAAAACACGGACTTGAGTTGTTGGTGATTGATTACATCCAGTTAATCAAAGGAACAAAAACAAACCGAGAACAAGAGATTGCAGAAATATCACGCAACTTAAAATTGCTTTCTAAGGAACTAAACATCACCGTCATAGTATTGGCACAGTTATCACGCAAATGTGAGGAGAGAGCGGACAAAAGACCTATGTTGAGTGATATCCGTGAGAGTGGAAGTATTGAGCAAGATGCGGATGTTGTGATGTTCCCATTTCGCCCGGCATACTATTCAGGTGAGAAGCTCCAAGAAGAAGAAGCCGAACTAATTATCGCAAAGAATCGTCACGGAGAATGTTACACAATCAAAACGACATTCATCGGTGAAAGAACGATGTATGAAGAACGACTATGAGAAAGTATTGGACAAAAGAAGAAAGTGATGAGCTTGTGAGATTGTATCCAACCACCTTGAGTAAGGATTTGGAAACGACATTCAACTGCAAAATCAATCAAATTTACAACCGTGCAAACAAAATGGGATTGCATAAAGACCAGGAATGGTTGATGCAATACTACAAAGACAACTACAAAGGTCATCCGAATACACACTTCAAAAAAGGAATGACATCTTGGAACAAAGGGATGAAAGGGTTGAACATTGGTGGTGGAGTAACCCAATTCAAAAAAGGACATCAACCACACAACACCAAACAAATTGGATTCCGTTCACTTCGGGATGGATACCTGGTAGAAAGAATAGAGGTCGGATTTGAGTTTGTTCACAAGCTACTTTGGAAACAACATCACGGAGAAATACCACCAGGAATGTTTGTCGTGTTCAAAGACCGCAACAAGCAGAACATTTGTATTGAAAACTTAGAGGTCATTGACCGAGTGGAACACATCCGAAGAAACCACATCCAAAATTTACCACAAGAATTGAAAGAAGTAATTCACATCAAAAAACAAATAACAAGAAAAATAAACAGCTATGGCAAGAAATAAAATGACCGACTTAAGAGATCACCTTTTTGAAGTATTAGAACGATTGAAGGATGGTGAGATTGACATTGAAACTGCACAAACGATGGCAGATGTTTCACAAGTGATTATCAACTCAGCAAAGATTGAGGTTGACTTCATCAAGGTAACTGGATCAACATCGGATTCGGGATTCATCCAACTTGGAGAACACAATCAAAAACTGCTATGAACTACTACCAGGAAATACATTTACTAAAACAAGAAGTCAGACGGCTCAAAGGAGTTGTTGCCGAACTCAATCAAAAACGCATTGACGAGGTCAAGAAACTCAAAGAAGAAATCGTCAACCCAAGATGCAAGATCAACGAGATAGATGCCGAGTGGACTGAGGCGATGCGAGTGGTTGCAATCGTCTATGATGTCACACCTGATGCAATCGTGGATAAGGTTAGAACTCAAAACATTATGGATGCTCGGCACTTGTTTTGCTATTTATGTAGAAAGCATTTGAAGATGACCTATCTTTCCATCGGCAAGATTCTTCACCGTGATCACTCAACCATCATCAACTCCGTGCAAGTGTACGATTCACTTATAGAATATGACCGAACAACCAACAAACTATATGTCGAATCTTTATCCTTACTGGGTTTGCATCTGCACGAAAGGTCTAAGCTCGTCAATACATATTCTCCGGTCTGAAGATGAGATGTTCCGTGTAAAGAAAAAATACGAAAAGAATGGTTATATTTGTAGTATTGAAAAGAAAATGTGAATAAAGCGGAAATAATAGAGGAACTCTCAAGAGCTGACTGGCTTACCAAAGCCACGAAGAACATCGCCAAGAACAACGAGTTGGCAAGGGAACTCTATCAATTCTACTTTCTGACCATATTGCAAAAACCTGATGAACAAATTGAAAAAATATACAACGACGGATACATCCAATTTTGGACAATCCGTCTTTTGTACCTTTGTATCAACGGCAACCGGCATCCCTTTGGTGAATCTCGGATATATGATCAATACGATGTCTATGACCTGCACTTGTCTGAAGAACCCGACCTTCTTTTGGAACGGGAAGAGGATGAGCGAATCGAACAAAAACGAATCAACAAAATAAATCAGGTAACTGAAGAAGCATATTTCTATGAAAGGGAGTTATTCAAGTTATGGTGTTCGGGAATGTCAGCACGAGCAATCCACCGCCAAACGGATATTTCAGTCAGAGAGATTCTGCGAGTAATTAAATTAATGAAAGAAAGATGTACAACGAAATAATTGGAATTGCTTGTCTAAGCATTATCATCGTCAACTTCGGCAAACCAGCCGACCTACTCAAACGCTATCTCTACGGAAGCGACTATTCCAAATGGAAACGAATGAAACCACTTGACTGTGCTTTCTGCTTATCGTGGTGGTTGGGCTTGTCTTTTTTTATATACACCTACGGATTTGTGGGTATCTTGTACGCATCCATCGCAACCGTAATTGTCGCACTACTTGAAACAAAAATATGATAGAATTTATTCAGTCACTTCGCCCGGCATACGAGATCTACAAAAAGACACTCGTGTTCCAATTAACGCCTGAGCAATCTGCACAACTTCAGAATGTACATCGTGAGATATTTGGTCGCAATGTTCCCAACTGCTCAACTTGTGTGATTGAATCCGTGTTCTCACTTTTAATTTGGGCAGACCAAAAAGCGATTGAGTTGGCACAATTAGCCGATGATGAGCAGAAACCAAAACGCAAACGGAAATGACAAACAATAAACAACAGACGGCAATGAAAAAACTATTATTAGCAACATTACTTATCGGAATGATCGCGGGGTGTACGGAGCCACTTCTAAACAAAGAAATAGATAGATTGCGCAGTAG